GCGTCGCGAACGGCGAGTTCGTAAAACGTGAGCTTGTACACGTCGGGATCTTCATGCCGTTGGACGCCGCCTTTCGAGGCCTGCTAAGCGACGGCGCGAAAAACATATCGACTAAGGTCGCCGCTATGGTGCGGGCGGGTTGTGAGCAAGTCGAGACCGAGGAGTATGTCGCCGAGGTGCTCGGCTCATACCTCAATACCGCGCGCGCCAAAATGCAACGGTGCCTATCGAGCCTCAAATAATGAAACTCGCCGATCAAAAAACCGTGGGCCTTGACTGGTTAATTGAACAGATCGGTGCTTTGCCTGTGGAATTATTGCACGAAACGCCGCGGCGCTTTAACGAGATGTTCCGTTATTTGCCCGAGTCGGTCTCACCTTTGCCCGGCCCTATGCGTTTCGACGTCAATCCGCCCATGATCGAAATACTAGAATGTTTCGATCCGAAGTCGCCCGTGCGCGAGGTGAATTTAAAAAAGGGCGTGCAAGTAACGTATACGACTTTGCTCGAAAGTGTCCTATTCTATTACGCGTTTCACATCCGAACCGTGCCGATAATGTTTACGACCGCGGATAAAGAGCTATCGAACGCTCGCGTCGAGAACAACATCATACCTATGATTCAACAAAGCGGGTTTGCGGATCGGGTGCGCTCGAGCGACGCGGGTAGCTCGCGTAAAAGAGGCCTCACAAAGCATCACATCCAATGGGAGGGCGGCGGTTTCCTCGTACCCTTTGGCGCCCAATCGCCGCGCAAGGCGAGGCAGTTTTCGATCATACTAATGCTCATGGATGAGATCGACGCATGGCCTTTCAATCTCGGCGCCGACGGCGACCCCGTCAAATTGTTCACCGATCGTTGCGCGTCCTATTGGCTAGTGCGTAAAATACTGCGAGGGTCGACGCCGTTAATTAAAGGGGCGAGCGCGATACAAAAGCAATATTTACGCGGCGATCAACGCGAATATTTAGTGCTTTGTCGCAAGTGCAATTTTGCGCAACCGCTTAGATGGCACGGCACGAACGACGACAAGAAATTTGACTACGGTTTCAAGTGGGACCTCGACGACGGGCAACTTGTCGTCGACTCGGTTAGGTGGCATTGCCGCGAGTGCGGTCATGCCCACTATGAGCACGACAAACAAAAGCTATTCTCGCCCGCCGAGGGGGCCCATTGGCACCCGACGGCCCGGCCCGTCGAGTGGGACATACGCTCGTACCACTTGCCCGCCCTGTACTCGCCCGTCGGCATGCAGCCCTGGTACAAGTGCGTCGCCGCTTACCTCGACGCGTGGGACCCCGTAGAACGACGCGTGCGCGACGTCATGGCTTTCCAGGTTTTCTATAATAATATTTTAGGCGAGCCTTTCGAGATTATCGGCAACAAGGTACACTTCGCAATGGTCTCGGGGCACCGTCGGCCCGAGTATCGCCTCGGGCAAATCCCGAACTATTTTGCCCAAGAATATAGCGGGTCTGAAATACTTTTCCTAACGTGCCTCGTCGACGTGCATAAAGAGTTCCTCGCGGTTGCCGTCGTCGGGTGGACGCGCACGCCTTGCATGTATTTGATTGACTATTGGTATTGGCGCGACGCTGATTGCGAGGCGGCCGACTCGCCCGTATGGGGCAAGTTGCGCGAGCTACTCGAGACAAAAGAGTGGGTCGCCGACGACGGCAAGAAATACAAAATAGTACTAACGTTGATCGACGCGGGTTTCGCAAACGATCTCGTGTGTACTTTTTGTAGCGAGTACGAGGCGGGCGTATACCCGACGCTCGGGCGCGACCGGCCCGCGAAAAACCAGAAAATTTTAGAATTTGCGCCTTTCAAAACGGCGGCCGGCTACACGGGTTATCGCATCTTAGTTGACCATTATAAAGACCGCCTGGCGCCCGTGTTGCGGCGTGACTGGCAACGTATCAGCGGGCCTCAATACCCGCATCATTTCAACGCGCCGATCGACGTGCCCGACAAATCGCTTAAAGAGTTGACTAAAGAGACCCGCCGCGAAGTGCTCGACAAAAAGGGGCAACGCACGTATCAATGGTATCGCCCGGGCAATGCGCGGAACGAACTTTGGGATCTGCTTGTCATGGCAAACGCCGCCCTCGATATCATCGCGTGGGATATTTGTCGATTACAGTTCGACCGTGAAACCGTCGCATGGGATGAGTTCTGGGAATACGTCGGGAGCGGGATTTTCTTTTCTTGACAAACTTTTAAACCCGTTTATCCTATCAATTCAATGGACAATACATATTTGCAGGCGCGGATCGACGCAACAAAGGCGCTTATCACGGCCGCCGAGGATCTGCTACTTGTCCTAATGCTAGAGGATACTCCCACTAATCGATCTTACACTCTCAATACGGGCCAATCCATCGTGACGGTCACCAAGAAAGACGCCGATAAATTGTCCGCGCTTATCGACTCACTGTATAACCGACTTGCGACGCTCGACGCCCGTCTGAACGGGGGCGGGCGGCAAGCTGTTTGCGCTTTTTAGAGGGTTTGCTACATGTTAAAGGTCGAGCTCGCGGCGGCGAATAGTTTCGCTAGTCCGGTAAACAATGCGATTTGGGACGGCGAAAAGTATTTCGGCGGTTTCGGCGCGACTAATGTTTTTGAGATCGACTATTGGACGTTGCGCGAGCGGTCGGCGCAATTGTTTACCGAGAATCTTTACGCTCGCGGCCTGATACGACGCATCATAACCAACATAATAAACACGGGTCTGGGTATCGAGGCGACGCCCGACGAGAGTATTATTGGCGTGCCCGAGGATAGCCTCACAGAGTGGCAAGAGGAAGTCGAGAACCGTCACGCCATATGGGCGGCGAATCCCGCTCTCTGTGACTATGACGGGCGCGTGCCCTATGGCGAGATACAGAAAACCGCCTATCGCGAGGCGCTTATCGAGGGCGACGTTTTAATCGTCCTACATATCGACCCCGTGACGGGTTTTCCGAAAGTGCAACTTGTGAGCGGGCGCCTCGTTGAAGACCCGCCCGGCGAGCTCGAGCGCAAAATAAAACACGGCGTAGAAATTGACAACAAAGGGCGACATGTTGCATATTGGGTAACGCAGGAAAACGGTACCTCGAGGCGCGTGCCCGCTTTCGGCACACGAAGCGGGCGTCGCGTCGCGTGGCTATTCTACGGTACCGACAAGCGTAAAGACGACGTGCGAGGGCAACCGCTTCTATCGCTCATACTGCAATCCACAAAAGAGATCGACCGGTACCGCGACGCCGCCGTTCGTAAAGCGATTATTAATGCGATAGTCGCTATGTATATCCAAAAAGACGCCGACAAGTTGTCGACTCGCCCCATGACGGGCGGCGCCGTGCGGCGAGGTAGCGGTACGACAACCGACAACACAGGCACCGAGAGAGTATTCAACTTATCCGAGCACGTGCCCGGCATCTATTTTGAAGAGCTTCAAACGGGCGAGAAACCCGTGCCCTACTCGACGCAAGGTACCGACGTCAATTTCGGCGAGTTTGAGGCGGCGATCATATCGGCGATCGCGTGGGCCAATGAGATCCCGCCCGAGATATTACGTCTCGGGTTTAGTCACAACTATAGCGCCTCGCAGGCCGCGACGAATGAATTCAAAATTTACCAGAATATGGAGCGTACCCGGATAGGCGAGGGGTTTTTGCAATGGGTTTGGATTGAAGAGCTCACGAGCGCCGTCATGATCGGAATGGTCGACGCGCCCGGTTTCCTCGAGGCCCGTGCCGACCCGCGCAAGTGGGACGTGTTCGGTGCCTGGACGGCGGCCGATTGGTCCGGCGCTATAAAGCCCTCTGTGGATTTAGTCAAACAGGCCAAGGGTTACAAGCAAATGACCGACGAGGGTTGGACCACAAACGAGCGGTCGGCGCGCGAGCTAACAGGCACCAAATTTAGAAAAAATATAAAGCGTATCAAAAAAGAAAACGCTCTAAAGGCCGACGCGCTCGCGCCTTTAATCGAGGCGCAAAACGCCCTAAAGGGGGTTGTAAATGGCGATACCGATCCGGGTAGCTTGCCCGGTTAATGTATGGACTAAGGTGGCGACCGCGGTACAAAGCGGCAACGTTTGGATTTTGAAACCGAACGCGGTCTATCATCAAACCTACGTCGCGACGGGCGCCGCCGCCCCGACGGGCATGACGAACGCGTGCCCTATGCCCGAGCCCGGGTTGCCGATCTCGGTCGACGTGTCGAGTGACGTGTACATTTACGCCGGAGGCTACGCCGGAGAAGTTGCGGTGGCGCTATGACCTCAAACAACGACATGGTTATCGGGAATAGGGCGCCTGGTTCGGCGGCAAGCGCCGCTTTGCTCGCGGCGGTCGGCGATGTAGAAACAGCGGTTGCGGCCGTCGAGGCCGAGGTCACGGCTACCGGGGCGGCGACCGTCGTCGCGGTTGCGGCCGTCGAGGCGGCCGTCGCCGCCGTCGAGGTTGCGGTTGCGGCCGTCGAGGCCGAGGTCACGGCTACCGGGGCGGCGACTGTCGTCGCGGTTGCGGCCGTCGAGGCCGAGGTTACGGCGACCGTGGCGGCCGTCGAGGCCGCCGAGGCGAGTCTAAAGATAGCGAACGCCGCGGTTTCTCTGGGGGCGTACGCATGGTCGAATTTGCGTGACGATTTTACCGCCGCCATCTCATCGACAACTGAGATCGATTTAACGAGCTTACCGAGCGAATTGACGGTCGACGTTGGTCGGATCGCGGCGATAGCTATTCGGGCGGGATCGGGCGAGGTCGATTGGGATTGGGTTTACGGGCGCGGGTCGGGCGAGCTCGCGATCTCCTATGCCGCGGGTACAATCACCTTTTCGTCGGCAATTTTAACGGTCGGGTATGAAGTTGCCGTATGGATCGAGGGAGTCGGCAAATATGACGTTGAGGGTATCGACGGCACTAAACGATTGCAAGTGCGAGACGAGACTTTGACGATTGATACCGAGTCGGGTCGCGTCGAGGAAATCGACCCGATCGACACGCGCGCCCAAGCCGACACAATTTATGACGTGACCAATCAGGCCGACGATACGTATTACGCGTATGTCTCGATGGACACGTACCGCAAGGCCGCTTTTCAACTCGAGATTAACGGCGGGTCGGGCACGGTCACGGTATCGCTCGAGGGCACCATACAAGACGAGGGCGTCGCCGCGGCGTCTAGGGTGTATCAGGATATAAGCCTCGCGACTTTTGGCGCGGCGACGTGGGTTTCCGATGATATACTCGCAGATAACGATGAAAAGCTCGCCGGATATACTTTCATTCGTTTCAAGCTCATTTT